GCATTGGGCTTGGTAGTGATGGGAGTGCTGGTGGCGGCGCTCATCTGGCGATCCATCGCTTCCTGCCGCTCCATGCGATCAATTTCAGCACCGTAGTCCTTGACCTTCTGCTCCATCTGAGCATAGGTAGCCGCATCGGCTTCAGACAGCAGACCGTCCTTGTCGCGCTTGGTGTCAACGAAGGCCTTTGCGGCCTCCCATGCCTGGTTACGCTTTTCGCGCAGTTCATTGATAGTCATAGTTAATTACCTCCAGTTTTTAATCAGGTTGAGCCGATCCAACAGATCGTCGGCTCTGTGTTTGTGGGTGGGTTCAGTGGGCTTGGGATCGATGGCGCACTTGTGTGCGATCTTGTCCATGAGAGAGTTGACCACATTGGCCTTGGAATACAGCATGGAGACTGTGGGAGTCTCCAGATCCTCTGCCTCGCCGGGGCGCTTCAGAATTTCATCAGCAAAACCCAGCTCCACAGCCTTGTTGGCGTCCATCCATGTCTCAGCATCCATGAGGTGGCTGAGCTTAGCCCGGGACAGTCCGGTCTTGATCTCGTAGGCGTTGATGATGGAATCCTTCACGCTGCCAAGCATCTCAATGGCCTTCTGCATTTCGGTAGAATCACCGTAGGCAACGGTCATGGGATTGTGGATCATGAGCATGGACACCGGGGACATCAGCACTTTCGTGCCAGCCATAGCGATCACGGAGGCTGCGGAGGCCGCAATGCCGTCAATTTTGACTGTGACATTGCCAGGGTAATCCATCAGCATATTGTAGATTTGGGCTGCCGCAACACAGTCGCCGCCGGGGCTGTTGATCCAAACGGTGACATCACCAGAGTCGGCCATCAGTTCCTCTTTGAACAGCTGGGGGGTGACATCATCGTCAAACCAGCTTTCCTCGGCGATGGTGCCGTTGAGGTGCAGCGTCCGAGCTGCCGGTTCCGTCTCCGTCGCCGCCTGGTTCTTCCACTTCCAGAACTTCTTCATCGGGATTTGTCTCCTTTCCGTCAGTATTTGGGGTTGTATTTGCAAAAGCACCCGCATCACAGAGAGGGAGCATATTGCCGTTAATGAGATACAGATCGCCGCCGTCTTCTGCTGGAATGCGGTCCAGGTTTTCCAGTTCACGGATGTCGTTAGCGGACATCCAGCCGTTCTGGCGACCGATGGCGTATCCGTTCATGCGGCTTTGATAGTCGCCGCGAAGCAGACCTTCCAGATTGAATTTGACAAAGTATGTTTCTTTCTCTGTAGGGGTCAGAAGCACTCGCTGAATGGACTGCTCCCAGCGAACCACCCAGGGATCGAGTGTGTACTTCACAAACTCAAGGGACTGCTGCTCAATATTGGAAAAGCTCGACTTTTCCAGATCACCGACCATGTGGGGCGGCACTCGGAAAATTCGAGCAATCTCGTTGATTTGGAATTTTCGGGTTTCCAGGAACTGCGCCTGTTCCGGGGAAATGGAGATGGGCGTGTACTTCATACCCTCTTCCAGCACAGCTACTTTATTAGAGTTGCTGCTACCTCCGAAGGCAGCTTGCCAGCTTTCACGGACACGCTGGGGGTCTTTGATGGTGCTGGGATGCTCCAGAACACCGCCCGGAGTGGCTCCGTTTGCAAAGAACTTAGCACCGTACTCCTCGCAGGCGATAGCCATGCCGATAGCGTTCTTGGCCATGGCAATGGGGCTGTAACCAACCAGACCGTCAAAACCCAAACCCGGGATATGCAGGACATCTGAAGGCGGCAGACACAAAACGGTGCCGTCCATTGTGGGTGCTTCATCGGAGCTGGTGGTGTATTTGTAGTACAGCTGGCCTTTACTGTCTCTATCCACAGTCATGCGGTTAGGCATCAGTGGGTACAAGGCAATGATCTCGCCCTTGCCATTGCGAATGACCTGAGAGTAGGCATTACCCCAGAGAAGCAGATGTGTCATTAAGGTCTCACGGAACACAAAGGAACTCATCTCCGGGTTCGGCTCATCGTGGAGCAACCTGTACAGCGGGTGGTCGATGGCTTTTTCTTTACCGCCAGATTCGTTGTAGCGATACAGGTGCAAAGGAAGACCCGCTACCGCTTCGGCTAGAATACGGACACAGGAGTACACCGCTGTCATTTGCATAGCGGATCGTTCCGTGACGGTTTTGCCAGAAGTACTACCGCCCATGAAGAAACTGTAGCTGCTACCAGCAGTTCGGTTTTGGGGCTTGTCCCGAGATCGGAACAGGCCAGAGAAAAGGCCCATATTACTCACACTCCTTCAGTCGTTCTTTCAGGGCAGAAAAAAACGCCTTGCCCTTAATGGGCTGACCGCTGGCAGTCAGCTCATCTTCAAAAGCAAAGCGGGTATCCAGTTGTTTGGCAGTGTATCCTTTTATGAAGGTCCGCCAGGTATGCTCGTCCATGTACAGCAGCTTCTGCCACAACTCCGGGAAATACCTACGTAGTTTTCGCATCTCGTCATAAGACTGTAGCGGACAGCACCAGCAGGACACCCGGTGGAAAATGTCGTACAACCCTTCCCAATCAAAACCTCTCTCTTTGCAGTAGGTCAGACAGTCCTTTTCCGTCATGCCCCACTCCACCAGAGGATATCGGTGTTCCCGGATGCGTTTGGGCTCATCCGCAGCAATTCCGATGTACTGCACCAATGTGTATTCCTTGGAAAGCTCCCGGAGATACTGAGCAATGATCCGTGTCTTCAGCATCGCCGTACACCATCGGTTACGAGGCCCTGGCCAGCTGAAACCGCTGTACTGCTCCAGTTTGGGGTTAGCACGTTTTGGAGAGTAATCATAAAAAAGGTACTCAAAAGACTGATGGGACTTGAGCCGCACAATCGGTCTGCCAATATGTTTCTCCAGTTTGTCGATGTGGCGGTACATAGCATCGAACTCCATGCCTGTATCGCAAAACAGAACAATATCAATCGGCCAGCCTTCCTCAAGCATTCGCAGGAGCATAGCTGTCAAGTCTTTGCCACCGGAGAGTGATACGATATGTTTGATAGTTTTTTCCATACTCACTCCTCCAATTTATATAAAGAAAATGCCCCGGTCATCGTAGACCGAAGCACTGGTATCATTTCCGCAGCGGATCGCACGGTCGAGCGCCATAATGGTGGCAACCGCACCGTCGATCTTCTCTGTGGATTTTTCTTTGTCTGGCTTGATGTTACCGGCAGGGTCGGTACGGATGAAGATGTTGTCCATCATCCAGCGAAGAACCGGATGACCACCATGGGCGATCCGTTCTTCCAGTACCAGCTTCATCAGCTCCTTGGTGGGCGGCGACATATCCTTAAAACCCTGTCCAAAAGGCACAACGGTGAACCCCATGCCCTCCAGGTTCTGGGTCATCTGTACCGCGCCCCAACGGTCAAAGGCGATTTCTCGAATATGGTAGATCTCACCCAGCCGCTCGATGAACTTCTCAATATATCCGTAGTGGACAACATTGCCTTCGGTGGTTTGGAGGTATCCCTGCCGCTCCCACACATCGTACGGCACATGATCCCGGCGAACACGCAGTGCCAGGTTATCTTCCGGAATCCAAAAGAACGGCAGGATGACGAACTTATCCTCCTCGTCGGTGGGAGGAAATACCAGCACAAAAGCTGTGATGTCCGTTGTGGAGGAAAGGTCGAGACCTCCGTAGCAGACCCGCCCGGACAGATCGTCCTCGGGAGTGGCGAATGCACACCTGTCCCATTTCTCCATGGGCATCCAGCGGACGGCCTGTTTGACCCACTGGTTGAGTCTAAGTTGGCGGAAAGCATTCTCTTCGCTGGGGTTCTGCTTGGCAGACTCACAGGCATCTCTGACTTTGTCAATTCCTACGGTGATCCCCAGAGAAGGGTTGGCCTTCTTCCAGACTTTAGGATCTGTCCAGTCATCGCTTTCATCAGCGCCATAGATGACCGGGTAAAAAGTGTGGTCGATCTTACGGCCTTCAATAAGGTCTTTCGCTTTCTGATGGATCTCGTAGCAAATGGATTTCGTATCGTTACCAGCGGTTGTGATAAGGAAATACAGCGGTTGCATACGAGCGTCACCGGAGCCCTTAGTCATGACGTCAAACAGCTTCCGGTTCGGCTGAGTGTGCAACTCGTCAAATACCACGCCATGGGTGTTGAAGCCGTGTTTATTACCGACGTCAGCGGAAAGCACCTGGTAAATACTGCCCGTTGGCTGATAGA